CACGGCGAACCCGTGCGCTTAGAGAACGAAGTGATTGCCCAAGTGGTTAAGATGACCCGCGTACTGGAACACCTTTTCAATCAAGGGGTTCTACCAACATCCGATAAGAAAGCTATTTCAGGAATTGTCAAAGTCGGCAAGGAAGTAATAGACTGGCACGATTTCTACGCAGCATTTCAAGCACAGCAACAGCAATCAACAGAGGGCGTGTAATACCGCTCACTAACAGGAGCGGATGATGGACCTAACATTTCTACAAACAGTTGTCAGCATGAGCGGCTGGAACTGTATAACAGAGATACACCCCAAGAAAGAGGGCGGCACATGGGCAAGAAACACCCCCATTAAGTTCGCAGATGCGAACGCAACCGCCGCCCTTATTCAGAACCTCCAAGCAGGGGGCGTAGAGACTTACTTCGGATTAGCTACCTATGCACAGCACACGCCTGATGGTAGTGGATTTCGGACACAACAGAATACTCTATGCCTCCGTTCTTTTTGGCTAGACATTGATGCGGGCGAAGCGAAGTTCGCGAAGCACGGCGAGAGCGTATACCGTACACAGCATGACGCGCTAACCGCGCTGGCCGCCGAAGTAGCTAAGGGGCTGCTGCCCCAACCAACCTATGTGGTATCAAGTGGCGAGGGGCTACACGTTTACTGGTCTTGCTTAGAGGATATACCACCCGCTGAGTGGCGGATGGCGGCCGACAAGCTAGGACGCTATTGCGCCAGCGTAGGACTGCGGGTAGATAGTTCACGGACTACGGACAGCGCCAGCGTACTGCGTCCTGTTGGTACGATACACTTTAAATCGGGCAAACCTGTACAGATACTTACGACTGGTAGTCTGTTTTACAAGCAGGACTTGCTGGGTAAATTCATGGCGCTGCCAGTTGCCAACAGCCTGATGTCTATGCAGGCGGCTAATCCCCTGATGGGGCTGGGCATGATGCCATCCTACGCGGCTGGTGTAGCGAACTCATCAATGGGTACGATGGGCGACTACAAGCCCGCCAGCTTCGGTAAGATTATTGACCGTCAGAAATACGAACGCACAGGCTGCGCCCAACTGTTGTGGGCTTACGAGCACCAGCAAGAAGCGGACGAGCCGACATGGTTCGGCGCATTATCCGTAGCGCAGTTCTGCACCGTTGATAGAGACGAGTGGATTCACAAGCTGTCCCACCTGCACCCTGACTATGAGCGTGGTAAGACTGAGGCGAAGGCAGCACAAGCCAAAGGACCTAAAAGCTGCGCTCACTTTGAAGCGCAGAACCCCGACCGATGCAAAGGCTGCCCACATTACGGCAAGATTACCAACCCCATCGTGCTCGGCTACGAACCACAGAACAGACCGACCATTGTCATCACACCCGTCAGCGCAGACCACACACAGACTGACACGTTCCTTGTGCCTGAGCTGCCGTGGGGGTTCTACCGCGGGACAGAGGGTGGTGTGTATACCAACGTCCCCAAGCTGATGCCCGACGGCAAGAAGTCAAAGGACGAGATGGTAGCGTTTGAAGTATGCCGCCAAGATACCTACATCTTTGAGCGGGTTAAGGACACAGGCAAGCAGTTATATCTGTGCCGATACCACTCGCCCCATGACGGAGTGGTTGAGTTCCAGCTAGATAGCACGAACATCAACTCGCAAAAAGAATTCAAGGATGCCATCACAGGCGCGGGGTTGCCGATAGATGGCAACGAGCAATGGAAGCAGCTTATGACTTTTTTCAACCGTGCAAGAACCAAGCTCATCAACGACCGCCCAGCGGTAACAGCGGTGGCACAGATGGGCTGGCAAGAGAATGGTAAAGACTTCGTTCTCGGCGACACCGTTATCGGTCGCACAGGCGCACGTCCTGCACCGCTAGGCGACAGGGAAGTGGCACGCAAACACGCTAAGGCGTTCCGTCCCAGCAGTAAGGGAGACGATGCCGATGCACAAGTGGAACTGTGGCGCAACTTACTTCGGGAGATGTACGGACACCCCGCCGCCGTAGCCAACCAGTTCGTTATAGCCACCGCGCTGGGTGCGCCGTTCAGTTCCAAGTATGCGTTGGAGAGCCACGCGGGCGGGGTTATCAGCCTCAGCTCCTCAGGCTCAGGGCGGGGTAAAACGTTTACCTGTCAGACTGCGCTGCGTGTATTCGGCGACCCCTCAGCGGTAACGTTCAGTTCCAAAGATGGTACGACCATCGCGGGCTTGATGACTAACTTAGGTTATCTGAACAGCCTGCCCCTGCTGCGCGACGAGGTTACAGAGATGACCTCGGAAGAGATTGTGAACATGGTCTATGACAGTACGCGACTTGGCGACAAGGAGCGGGCGCAAGGCAGCGACAACGACATCCGAGGTAACCGCAACACATGGCGCACGTTCTTTTACGCCACCGCCAACACCAGTCTTTATGACATGGTAACGCAAGGTCGCGACGTAGCCGATGGCCCTATTCGCCGTATCACGGAGATTACCATCCCTGAGCTAACCTACCTGAGAGATGCCGAACGTGCAAGACAACTCGCACAACGACTGCATACCATCAAAGGCGTGGCAGGCTACCGCCTAATAGAGTGGATGGTAAATCACGACGAGCAGGCACAAGCCCTGTGGAATAACATCTCAGCTTACTTCGTCAAGGCGTACAACGTAACCAACGAGGAGCGCTACTGGGTAAACCATCTTGTATCGGGATGTGTCGGTGCTGTGATAGGCGACCAGCTTGGGCTGCTGCCATTTGAGCCTGCTAAGATTTTTGAATACGCAGGCGGGCTACTGGCACAACTCCGCGCCCGCGTCGGCTACCGTGTGCTGGAACAACAAGACTATCTGTCGCAGTTCTTTATTGACAATGTAGACCACACGCTCACTATCGGCGTGGCTGTAACGGATGACTTCACGATGACTGGCGCGGAGCTACCCCGCCGAAGTGTGTATATCCGTGTGGAAGTGCCACATGGTATGGCTTACATCAACAGCGGTCTAATCAAATCTTGGTGCGCGTCGCGCCGAGTCGTGCTGGCGGACTTTGAACACCAGCTTATCAAGCGTGGTGGTAAGGCAGGGCAGATGAAACGTATGCTAGCCAACACCGTACACGCAAGTTCAACCGAACCTCAAAAAGTTTGGGCAGTTCCTATCAACCAACAAGGAGTATCAACATGACCCTACTCGTTTACAAAGACGGCGTGCTGGCAGCCGACAACGGCTGCACACGCAACGGCAGCCGCGAGCAATACCACAAGATTAAAACCGTGGAAGCCCGTAACCATTTCTATGTCGTAGCCTACGCGGGCGAGACCGACAGCATTGAGGCGCACCATCAAGATATGATGCGTCGAGCGAAAGCCGACCTGGACATGACCCGCGACTACCCCATCCTAAGTTGCCGTGGTATCGCGGTAAAGCAAGACTTACGCACGGGCGACCATCACGTTTTCACATTCAACTGTTTTGAGGAAGCACGCGGTCGCGGTGTGTGGTGTCCTGAACATACCAACTTCATAGCCGAGGGCTGGGACGAAGCGGTGCTGGCCGCAACAGCGATGGTAGAAGTAGCGCCCAACCTGACCGCACCACAAATCATCCACCACGTCTCTAAGGTTCACAACTCATGTGATGTCAAGTATGGCATCGACTGGGTTAATATCCATGAGGGTTTTACCATCACTTCCGTCTAGGAGTACACAATGAAAATCAAATCAGTTAATACCCTACACGTCGCTGCCACACAGTGGCTAGATACCGCAGACTTGAACGACCTGTTCCCTGAACACCTACGCAACGTGGTAGATAATCAGCCTGAGTTCTGCGGATGGCAGGGGGTTTATGTTAAAGATAACTTCGCCGTCGCTACCGCTCGCTGGCAGACTAAGACTATCCCCGCTGGCGCGGTGGAAGCCGAGATGCAGCGCATGGAGCTGAGCGGGCAGTACCAGCACATCTCGCGTAAAGAACTGAAAGAGACTGCTAAGCTGGTGGTAGAAAAACGCGTGCCTTATGCGGTTAAAGAAAAGACCATCGTGGTTCTACGCAAGGGCGACACGCATTTCGCCATAGGTATCAACATGGACGCTAAGACGTTCAAGTACCTAACTGCTCTGGTGTTCAAGGGCGTGTCGTATTTCCTACCCGACCCTGAGCCTGTGCTACGCATACTGACAACAGAGGATGTGGAGTATGTGCACGCGACCACCACGCTCGGTGGCGGCTTTGATGACGTGTTCCTCGTAGGCCCGCACAGTAATTGGAAAGGCGCTGATAGTGGCGTAGTTTTACAGGGTGGACAGTTCGTGCGCCTAACCTTAGACCATGTTCGCGGCTCGTGCCGAGACCACAACGTACTGTGCACATACGCGGAGTTCCACGGTACACAGTCAGGCTGCGCGTTGGGTGTGAAAGGCACAGGCGGCTACGCTTATCTGAACGCAGGCGACCTTGAATTTGATTTCAGTCAAAAGGCGCAGGACACAGGCGACGCTGCGGGCAACGCAGAGTATTGGTATAAATGTTTATTGGAAGCGGCGCAAGGTGCGTTCGCATTTGAAATCGTAAAGAAAGACGAGGCTTGATATGAAACGGGCAACTTTAATTCAATTTGATATTGAGACCCTATCCCTACACTCAACCCACGCCGTGGTTGGTGAGATTGGCATTCATGTGGACCACTTATTCCTTGATACCGATGGTAGGATACGCGTTGGGTCTGATAGTTTAATGAGTGTTCTCTTGGACATGGAGGAACAACAACACTTGGGCCGCGAACTTGACATCAAGACTATCCAATGGTGGCTTAACCAAAATGAGACAGCCCGCAACGTGATGGCAATCGTGCATGACCGCAAGCATGTCTTTGATGCTATCCAAACAATCGATGCTTTCGTCCGCAAGCACATGGACATAGCCTACGCACGGGAAAATCCAGTATTTATTCTCTCGTCAGCCCCAGCGTTTGATATGACTAATGTGCGCTCGCTTTATGAAGCGGCTGGTATGGAGCATCCGTGGCAGCACTGGCAGGAACATAGCCAACGGACACTTCGTAAGTTGTGCAACCCTGAGACCATCCCTCCCCGTAGCGCTGAGGAGTTTTTACATGGTGGCGCATCCGACGCGGAGTATCAGAACAAAGTGTTGGTTGCACAAATGAACAGCAACGACGCAGGTGCAATAGCACTACAACAGTTCTTTTTTGGGGGCTAACATGGCTAAGGAAATCACACTCAACCTACAAGGCGGCGGTACAGTAACGCTCGATACTGATACCATCCGCGTGGTATCAGCTATCCCCAAAGGTTCAAGTATCACAACCGTGCTGCCCAACGGCGAGCTAGGCCGCACCTACAAAGTGTATGAAGTCATCAGTCGAATACGGCACATGATGGCACAATAAGAGAAGCCCCCGCAATGCGGGGGCTTTATGCTGCTACGCTTGTTCTACCACTTCCACATAGAGGCGGATGTTGGAGTGGGGGTCGGTATTATGCGGCGAGATGTATTTGGTGTTAGTAAGTACCTTGAACCCTGTTGTTGTTATCTCATACACGTTCAACATGATGTAGCCGATGTACGGTCCAGCAAACTGCGCGAATGGTATAACCAACGGCGGTTTGGCATAAGTCTTACCAAACGGGATTTCGTTGGGGGAGGATGGGTAGTTGTCTGTCATAAGCAGCACATCCGACGTAATCTCAATGAACTTACGCTCATTTACGGCCACAGGCTTCGGTGCAAGGATAGCTTTGCCAGTAAAAGGGTTCTGCGCGTGCTCATTATCAGGCGCGTCGCCATACCATACATCGTTGTGTTTAATCCCAGTACACACCATGTCGCGATTGCCGTTAGCCAGTTCGCGGAACAACAACTGTATACCGTTAATCAACAAGTCTACGGTCGCTTCGCGCTCCGTAAACGCAACCTGAGAGATGGCCTCATACTTCCCCTCTCCACTCAGCGCGATGCTTGCCCCCATATCAGCGGGCGTTACGACCTTAATATCCGTCATACCATCATTCCTCTGTGGCGTACATATAGCCCAACACAGTCTCGCCCGTTGCGTTCACAAGGCGCACCCCGCGAGCAGGCGCAGCCTGGATGGATGCTTTGGCAACGTGTAAGCCTGAGGGGCTGTATGATAAGAGGTTGTCTGAGCGTGGGTCAATTCGTACTTTCAACGTGTTGGCCGCCGTACCGTCGCCGTCCAATGTCATACCGTCTGTTTGCACGGGTAGCATATCGGCTACGGCTACTTCAAGCACATTATCTTGGCTGGTGTCTTTCTTAATGCCCACAGTAAATTTCAATTTCTTATCGGCGTATTCAACGTTTTTCAAGAACACGTCGGATGTTACGGAGGGCATTAGAGACGCAAGGTCGGTATCAATATTACCATTGTTGGTAACGAGGCGGAGTGTTGTACCATCCAGCGTTACGCTGCTCACACCGTTGGGCAAGCCTGTCAGCTTGCTTACGTCCACGTCATATTTGCCCGCTACTTTCGCACCAAGAACAATGGTATCGCCCATGTCGGCGGGGGTTACTACACGGAAATCCGTTGCCATAATTAAGTTCCTTATTCAAGAGTTGCAACAATCGCCACGGTACGACTACCGTCGGCGTTCAAAACTTTCAAGCTGCCCACGTTGGCAGGTTCAGCTTTGGGCATGGTAAACGTCTGTGTCGAGTTATCAGCCTTGGTAACAACAAGCTGCGTCCCCTCCACCTTGACATCTACCACCCCTGCGGCGGTTGCGCCGCCCGCGTTTAGACCACAGTTTATTTTTACGATTGACATGGTCTTACCTCCAAACGAAGCCAATCCGACCATCCTGTGTCCAGCCCATACGCCACAACATAGACTTCCGCTTGGTCGGGTCTGAGGCAACAAGATGTTCTTTCAGATAATCCTCCCGTTGCAGCAGATAGTAGATGTTGCCGTCGCGCATGAACCCTACGATGATGTCGCTTTGGCTAGAAAACGACTGGCGTACACGGTCTAGGACGACCCGAGGGCAGCGAGCGCCATCAGGCAGCGCTCGCTGTTGATACCCCTGCTTCGCATACGCATACAGGTACGGCCGACCTGCTACGGTGTAGGCGATAACCACATTCATGTTCTGGTCGAAGCAGAAATCAATCTGCTCAATGTTCGGCAGAGCCAGTACCAGTTTATGTTCTATGGTATCTGTGCGGTTCAGATACACGCCATCGGGTTTGATATACGCCCGCCATGTGTAACCGAACCAGTCTTGGGTAACATCCCCCAACGCTACGCCGCCTTGGGAGAACGCCTCGGTCGTACCGTAATACCCCGCCCGAGGCGGCTTGAAGTGGTGGATGTCGGATTGGATAAGTGTGTCGTCAGGCAGCATGATTAGTTACCATCCCAGCGGGTTACAAAGAAATCCAGCGTGAACGACAGAATTTGCGTTGCCGTTTTCATCAGCGCCGCACCATCAGACTTACGGAAAAAGGCGACATACACAGTAGCAGTTGAATTGCTATTATACCCGTTTGGTGTAGGCATACCGATAGCAAGAACACGGATGCCGTTATTGGCTACGCCGAAATAGGGGGACAGGCTGATTTGCGTTGTCTGCTTCGTAAGTGTGTCGGGGTCATTGTTGTAGATATTCAGATGGTAGGATGATGGATAGTTATTCTTTTTCCAGTTGGCATCGTTGTACTCAGGGTAGTCGGCATCCCCCCCACGTTGGAGTGAGACTGCTTTATTTGCTAAGAAGTTAGCATATTTGGGATATGTAACTGTCTCCATACTCCATGCGTCGGTGTTAGTGTCCAACGCTTCTTTCGGTGCGAGTGCGCGAATGTATTTGATGCCGCCGATATGACTTCCTTGCCATGCTAACTGCGGGTTGGGCGTGTTATATATCCCGAACAACACAGTATAAGATTCTTTGGTTTCATTACCATCTTGAATGGTGGTAACTTCCACATCTTGCTTGGTTTGACGAATGTCCCAATAGAACTTGATGTAGTAGTTCAACTCTAAGATTTCGCCTGGTAGCAGCGTGATTGCAGTTGGCGCGTTGTTCACGTCTTTAATCAGCGCGTGAGTGAACAGGGCGTAATCCGCGTCCGTTGTTGAGGCGAAACCAAGCTCTGTCAGATTAACACCGTTGGTATCGCCGTTCGTAATACGGAAGAATGCTTTGCGGATAGACACAACGTGGTTCGGATGTTCGGAGTTAGGATTCTCCACGGTGTCAGTAATACCCACTTGCATTCTCGGCGCACCCCACACAGCAAACAGGTCGATGTCGTTCTCAGCCACCGTACCAGACCCCGTACCGAGCGCCAAATAATAGCCGAAATCTACATAGCCAGTCATTTTCGCCGACGACTTGGTGAAATACGCTTTGTTATTAAGCGCCAGCATACCGTTCTTGGTAATCAGGTTCTCCTGCAAGGGGATGGTCTCTTTAATACTACCATCCGCGCGGCGTACTACGCCCTCGAACTCGCCTTTCACACCGCCTGTAATAGAATGTTTTAACATGATTTAATCCTTATAGCACTTTGGTTAGTTTAAACGCGTCCACGGCGAACGCGACGGTTGGGTTGTCTCGCGGCACATCAGGGAAACCCCACGCTTGCCGCGAGAGATTTCGTAACAGGATAGGCGTTCTGATAGCCATCTGCGCCGTAGGTATTCCATCATCAGTCTGCGTAGATGCACGCGCAATACTACGCAACGACACCTTACCACCTATCGCCATTCGCGCCGTAGGTATTCCATCATCAGTCTGCGTAGACGTGTGCATGATACTGCGCAACGACAGCTTACCGCCTACCGTCATTCGCGCCGTAGGTTTCTCAGCCTCAGTTTGATTGGAGTAGTGAAGTATGCTGCGTAGTGTAAAGCTACTAGGTATGTAGAGTTTAGCTGTCGCTATGTTATCAAACTGCTCAGCATTGATGATGCGAGTAACCCACATACGGTCGGGGCGTTTCTGCTCCGCGCACGCCATCAGCAGTAGGTTAGCAGGGGTTATCATGGTAGCTCCCCATGCAGGTCGAACACGCCGTTGCCCACATAGACCGCAGTAACCGTGTTACCCACACGACGTAGCGGGCTAGCATCAGTAGGGGAGAACGTAACGTCAGCGGCAGGTTTCAGGAACAGCAGCGTACCCAGGTCGCCAGCAGCCTTGCGAATGGTAACGACCCGACCAATCTTGTCGTCTGTCGGCTTAGTCAGCGTGATGGTTTGGTTCTGTGTGGATGTACCACGGATGATGGTAAAGCCGTTGTAGTCAGCCTGTGTCAGCGTGTAGTCGCCCGCTTGGTTGTTGATAGCGTACTGTAAATTCAGGGCCTTATCAAGTAGGCTGTTCACAAGGTCGGAGACATCAATGTTCACTTCCTTGTTGTTATTCATAGTCAGTACGATATTAGTACCATCCAACCGCCCGCTCTTAACGAACACATCGGGTGTGATGAGCGACGACAGGTCGATGTCAATATGCGTACCGTCCTTGAAGTTAAGTTGCAGAGTGTTACCATTGATGACGCTGCCTGTGCTGACATAATTGTCAGGGCCGTTCACGAGTTTGGAGACATCAATCTCTACCTCGCTATTGTCATTGCGTTTCAGCTTCAACTTGCCGCCGTCCAACACGCCCTCTGTGATGTATGTGTTCGGTGTGGGCAACGCGACTTGTACCACGGTTCGGTCATTATGGACTAGCTCCAACGTACCTGTCGCCGCAGCATAGCTACCGCTCTCAACGTAGGTGTCCTTTTGTGGCGGGATGGTTGGTACAAGTCCTGATAGGTCCACATCAACGGTGGTCGCATCATTCTTAGTCAGGGTCAGTACGTTGTTGGCTAGTGCTGCACTCGCAACGTAGGTGTCCTTAGACGTAACAACCAGCCCTGATAAATCTACTTCCAACTTCTCTTTGTCAGTGCGTGTCAGTACCAGCTTGCTACCATCTAGCTCGGCTTTCTCAACGTAGATGTCCTCGTTACCACACACGGTAACTTTAAATTTATTCATGGTGTTCTCCCAAATAAATCAGCGCAGCATTCGTCAGACCAAACGTGGACAACAGGCGAAGCGAGCGCATAACCAATAACTTGCATTGTACCGTCTTTCTGCTCTACGGCGTATTCTACGGTGTGGTTGCCCCCTTTGGTCGAGTAAATGTAACCAATCACTCGGTCTTTACAATCTACCAACTGCACGTCGGCGGCTGGGTCGCGGATGTCCTCGGGGTGGAAACCATAAACCACTCGTGCAAAGCGGTCGGCACAGCCTGCCTCGCCTCTCTCCAACGTGATATTCAGCGTGGCATGATAGGTGCATGGCTGCGCCCCGCGCCAGCCGCACAGGTCTGCTTCCACCTTGTCGCCTGTGTTGAGCGTCAGTACCAGCTTGTTCTTGTCCACCGCCAGCGCCGTAGGCATCGGCAGCACGGTCTCAAACTTCTCGTTGTCTGAGCGGGTAACGCGTAGGGTGTCTTTGTTTACCCCCTCCATCGCGTTCACATAAGGCGTTGGTTTCAACGCTGCCAGCGATACACTCACGGTCTCGCCGTTATTCAGCAGCAGTTGTAGCACAAGGTCAGAGGTCAACGTAGCCTCAGTAGGGAACGTGTCCTTTTTAGCTGCCAGCTTCGCTTCAAGCTCTGCAACCACTACTTTCAACGCAGCGTCGGTGTCAGTCTTAACCTTGTCAATCTTGGCATCAAGCGCAGCGTCCGCAGCTTCGGCTGAGGCACAGTCTTTCATTTTCTGCTTGGTCGGCAGCGCCGCCCCATCGCACGTCAGCAGGCCGCCCTGTATCGTACCATCGGCGATAAGCTGGTCTATGATGTCTTTAATCATTAACCGCATTAACTCGCGGTCTGTCCCACAACTCATTGCGGTTCTCCTTGCTCATCAGGTTTCATTGCAGGACGGCTGCCCACAACGCTAATTGCCTTGTTCGCCGTGTTCGCCCCGACCGTTACGGAGATATACCATGCGAACAAGTCCGAGGACAGCGTGCCATGCACCGTCTGCCATAGCACAATAAGACTGCACACCGTGATACCAATCAGCATACTAACCTTGCTGAGGCTCGCGGTGTCAGTCCCTGCGCTTAATAAAAGTTGTTTGAACATACCATCCCCTATGCTAGTTCAAAGTGTGGCCCATCAATGAATGCGGATTTTCCTGCTGCCTTACGCGCCGCGACGTAATCTGTTACAAGGTCGCGTGTCGGTTTGGTCGTACCATTCAGCGTTTCCCAGCAGCCGCCCCAGCGCACATTGACACCTAGTTCGGTAGCCGCCTGCCGCATGGCATCGGCGATGGGATAGAAGTGTTCCCACGACCACGAGATTTCTTTCGTGCCGTTGCCGTCGAAGTCGCCCCACGGTAACAGGTCTACCGCGTGCCCATAGCCATCAGCCTGTTTGATGTGTTTGCTGTTCATGGTACGGCTTGCGCCTGAGGCGACCAGTCGGCGCTGTCTGTCCGCAGTCCGTAGCCCCTCGTGTACGGAGAAGTCCTGCTGCGTTAATTCAATCGCGCGTTGTACCACCTGCACCAGCTTGGGGTGTACACCCACTAGCTTCGCTTTTGACGCGTTGCCTAAAACATAATTACTCATTTTTATCATTCCCCTTGCTCGGTAGTGATTGTATAAATTTAATAAACATCGGAACAATTTGCGGCACTAGGTTGTAAACGATGTCGGTGGCGTAGCCTGCGCTACGTCCCATCAGTAAACCAACCAGCAATGCGCTAAGTGGTGCATTGTTCGGAACGTAGACACTAGCCCCTACTGCGGCTACCGCCCCCACAAGGATGTCGGTGCACCGCATGAATATACCATCGTTGGATTTTGCCGCAGTACGCAAGCCGCCCACGATGCCCCCGACAAACGCGAGGTAAGGTGGGGAAAGGAAATCTTGCATACAGCCCCCATGTTATTATTCATCTAAGCCCTCACGGATATAATCGGCTGCCAGCCAGCAGAACACGCTCATCGCTATGTAGGTCATCAACGCCTGCCGATGCACGCCGATAGCTGTGAGCCACGCGCTGCTGTAATAAATAAGTGTAGCCAACCATATATACATAGCCGCCGATACTGTTAGGGCTAAGGCTGAGACCCGTCGCCACTTATCGCGGTCGCCCAAGAATAATCCCGCCCATTGCAGCGCGGCAAGCAGTAATAGTATTACACACAACGCGCTTATATCCAAATGTTTGGCATTATACATTTTAGGGAGTGGTACGACCATAGCTTTCGTCTCGTAAAACGTGGCACACGCTGCCAGTAACAGCACGGCATTGATAAGTTCTACCCCCCGCGTCTTGGTTATGAACATCCAGTCCGATGCCCTGCGAACAGGGCGATGTTTAAATGACGGCATACCACACCCCCGCGAATAACGACGTTAATAAAGAACCTACCACCACGCCGCGCCAAAACGTGCAACACCAGCAGCGGACAGCGATGGTCTTGTGTTGGCATTCCTGCTCGTCCAGCTCGTACTCAACCTCAGTACCACGACACGCGAGGTCGGCGAAATCTCCTAGTGGGTTGTAACCACACAACAGGCGTTTATACCAACTGTCATTTTTCATTCAATACCTCCCGCTCTTGTTGCAAGATGGCAACGCACGCATCGCGTTGTTTAACCGCAGTTAGTGCGTACTCTCCGAGTTGGAGAATATCTTGTTCAACTGTTGGTTCACTTGCTGTGTGCTCGGCTCGCCCGTCGTTACCCACGCGGGAACTGCTGGCAAGCTGGTCTGTACCAGCGCAACGTGTGGCCGTGGTCGGCTGGCGCAGGCGGACAGTACCACTAGCGACACCAGCGCGTAGGCGCTGTATTTCAGTCTTAGCATCTTGTAACTCCTTATAGTGTTGCTGGTCGGCGGCCGCTACCGCTGCGGCTACGGCTGCTTCCTTACTACGTTGTTGTTGGGCAGCGGCGGTCGCTGCCTGTTGTTTCGCTGCCTCGTGTGCTTGCTGCTGTGCTTCCAGTTTGGCGTTGTAGTAGGACGACGTGAACGACCACGTTACGCCTACACTTACCACACTACATACTGCAAGCAGCGCAGCTAACGTTTTTAAATTATCCATTATTTAATTCCTAGTGCGTTAATCTCTGCCAGTGCATCGCGGCGGATGGCCTCTTGATTAGCGCGGATGGTTCGCATATCGGCTCGCAGGTCGCGGGCATCTTGGTAACGCCCCTCTGCTTCGGCTTTGGCAATCATATCATGTAGCTGCTTGTAAGTGTAGCCCATGTCGCTCTTAGCCTTTTTAAGTGCCTTGTCGCTCTTGGCATAGATGTTGTACGCCTCGCCCACGGCAGCGCCGTCGCCTGCGTTGAGCACGTCCAGCGTACCACCTTGGTTGCGGAGACTGATGCCCAGCCGCTCGCCGAGGTCTTGCCATGCCTCAGCTCCCTTGCGGTCGATGTGCATAACTCGGGTTGAGCGTAGGAACTCGTCGCCTGCGGCAGCCAGCACGCCGTCGCCGTCGCGCATGGTAGCAGTCTGTGTACGAGCGAAGCTGCCGTAGAGACCACCCAAGAACGAGCGTCCCATCACATCCACCTCGTCGCCCGTCATATCAATACCACCACCTGTCGCGCCGTACAAGAACTCAGCGATACCAATACCTGTCTCGCTGGCAGCGGAGGTTGAACGCTCTACGTCAGCGGCGTTCTGTATGCGCTTGCCGTTGTCGTCGTAGGCGTAGTCTGACTTAACCTTGCGCCCGAACGTGTCGTAGCCCGTAGCCATCGTAATGAACGCTTGCCCCATCGTAGGCGTAACGGCATAGAGCGCGTTGGTAAAGGCGTTGTCAGTATCGCCCCACTTCGCAGATGTTACCATCTCGCTCATAGCATGAAGCTGGTCGGTGGAGGCATCCATCACGTTCCGTCGCCCCATCATCACACCGACAACGTTGTCCGCCAGGTTCTTAATCCAGCCCAGCTCGTCAGAGATAGGTATTTGGATGTTCTCGCTTAGTACAATGTTACGGTTACGACGGGGGATTTGGAAATACTTACTATTGCCAAACTCATCGTCATCCTCGCCTGAGATAGCCGCAGCAGCGGCAAGGGCAGAGGCAACCAGTATCATCGCGCTCACTTTGCGACCGTGCTCTGTGGAGAGTATCTGTGGCAGCGTAGAGAACGAGCCTTGCATCACGGCGTTGTGGAAAGAGAACAGGTTGCGTACCACGCTATCCGCGCCGTGCTGTTGGAAGTTAGACGTTAGGTTCTTAGTGCCTACGATAATAGCCGCAGCTTTCTCGTTGTTATGTGGGTTCTTGAACTGGTCGAACAACTCCACTATCTGCTCGGCGGTCATGTTGGGCTTCAACTGGTTGCCGAGCAGGTGCTCGGTGTAAGCGCGGAACGCGCCAAGCCGCATAGCGGTCTCAGGTGGGTAGGCGATGGTCTCTGCCACTCGCGCGGCTGTACCTTTAACCTTGTCCTTAGCCTGTGCCAGCAGGTCGGTGCTACGCCCGATATAACCGCTGATTAGGGGGTTGTTGTTAATGTTGGCGAACGCGCCTGTGTTCAGGTCATCGCCAAACAGCATACCCGCACCGAGGCGTTGATAGGCTTCTGCCCACGCATCCAAGTGCTGTCCGCGCCATGTGCCGTAGAACAGGTTGTTTTTGTTCGGGGCGAGTAGGTACTTCAAGGCATAGCCCACGGTGTTACCACCCACACGCATCGCGTCCTTGCTGCTCACATACTGCTCGCCGATAGCGCCGCTGATGTTCAGGAAGCCTGTCATCATGTCGCGCCCGAAACCGAACAGAGGGTACGCAGGGTTAAGCGATGTCTTGAACTGATTGAAGTAGTGGTTGAGCGCGCCGACCTTAGCGATGCCAGGATGCAGCGCCTTGCGGTCGAACAACATGGCGGCTTGTTTCGTTTTCGCTACCAGTTGTACGGGCACACCGTTCACATAAACCGTGGTACTGGCTTTGACGTTCTTGTCGCTACCCTCCCACAACGGCGCACCTGTTGGGTCGTCGGGGTCGATGCGTGGGGTCAGGGGTTCAACGGCGAAATGTTTGTTCGGCAGGGATAATACCATCAACGCGAACTGTGCCATCTCATTATTGCGGAACGCTTTTTTAACCTCTGCTTCCCACACACGGGCGTTGTTGCCCAGCACGTTATCAATAGCGGTAGTACGCCCTTGGCTGTCGTGGCTATCGTAGGCTGATGTGTCATCGTCGCGCATCGTCATAAAGAAGCCGCCGAAGTCATAACCCTGTGCAGCCAGTTCAGGGAACGCCGCATCCAACTCACGTTTACCACGTCTCATGCGGTCGTGGTAGTCGGCTTGCGTCAGCACGCCGCGCGAATGTTGCAGTTCTGCGATGGTACGGCCTGTGGCTGATACCTCGGCTACGATACGCCCTATCTTATTGCGCTCCTCTACTGATAACCCCGCGAGCGCTGCCATGAAACGTTGCCCACCTAAGTCCAGTTTGCCCACATGGGGGTCAATGGTATTCAGGTCTTGGAAGTTGAAACCCGTTACCGTCTGCGCTGGATGCTTATTATTCCTAGCTTGCACAATGTAACGCTTACCATTGGCATCAGTTGCCCAATGCCCCTCGGATGCAGGGGAGTTCAGGAATACGTTGTAACGTACCGCTTCCTCTAAACCATACAGCACTTTGTTGATGCGCTCTTGGGAGATACCCTCTTGCTGCATCGCGTCGCGGATGGCTTCCACACGGTCGCGGAATGACTGCTTCTTACCAGCCACTTGGTCTATGCGCCCAGCGTTGAAGTTGCGGTGTAGGAACGACGTGCCCTCGCCGATGTCGCGGATAAGGCGGTTGAGAACTGTCGCGGGCTTACCAGTTACCTCGCTATACATATTCTCCACCTCGCGCATGGAGGTGTAGATGTCCACCCAGCGTGTCCGCATAACGGAGACGAAATCAAGGAACTTATCCAAGACAGGTAGATACTGCGCGGGCAGCTTGGCCGCCAGCCACTTAGTCCACTTACGGAGCGTGGGCGACGACAGCCCCATCTGCTGTGCGCGGTTCATGATGTAAACCTGCACGGGGGTTAGGATGCTACCAGTTCGCGCGTCGTAGGTTGAGCCATGTGGTCGGGTGTATTGGTTGGGGTAATTACTCTCTAACCACTCCCATGCTCTATACATCGCACCGTCAATGTCGCCGTTCAAGGGTTCAACATGGACTAGCCCGTTCATACCATTTTTCGGGTCGTGCATCCGCACACGCACCTCAGCCAACGCGCCGTTGCTCTCCAATGTGATAGCGCCGACGAAGTTATCCAAGTCGTCCGTATAGGCTGCCCCAGCCGCGCGTTGTGGGTAAATCATAATCTGTTTTACCAGCTTGCTTGCGAACTGCTGCTGCCCCTGCGGGTCGCTGCTTGGGGGTACTTGCGATGCCTGAGCCGCCTGTTGTTGGCGAAGCTGCGCTGCTTGTTGTAACGTCTGCTGCGCTTGGGCTGCCTGCTGCGGTGTTTGATTAACTGTGCCGTTGGGGTTGGCGCTACCCGCGCTCTGTTGTGGTTTACGCGCATAGCGTATTTGCAGCCCTAGCTCGCGCTCGGACAAGGTGTCGCCGTTGTTGCGTGCCATCTCTGCCATCGCTGCCTGCTGCTGAGTGCGTGGTAATACATCAAACGCTGTGATGTTCTCTCGCGCAAGCTGAGCATAGTATGCGACACGCTGTTGCGCTGCCTCAAACTCCATACGCGCACGGAACTGTTGCGCTGCCTCAGGTGTGCGTAGCTCGGCGGCCGCCTCAGGGTTAGCCATAGATACCACGCGCAGGAACTCAGCCAGCTCTGCGTCAGTCGTACCACGCTTGCCACGCCATTGAGCAACCATGTTCTTAAAGAAACTGATGATTTTGTGAATGAACCCTGCGTTGGCTTTGGAACGTAGTTCAGTCGGTACTTTACTTGCGATACCCCATGTTTCGCGCAGCGTGTTCCATCCTTGCTCCGATGTGCGGGCAGCATGAATCTCCGCCAGCGCTTCCTCGGCTAGGGCGTAGCTGTCAAGGTTAGGGTAGGTTGGGCGCATCGCGCCCATCAGCTCTTGGACAAAGGCGTTCTGCATGAACTTGTCCATCGTCTGCTGATAGTCGCCCCATTGTGTCAGCTTGCCGCGCACGTTCACGTCCATCCGTTGATGCAGCAGCTCGTGGGCTACGTTATAGACGAACTGGTGGTCGGCGCGGGTAGGGTCTGCTACCACATAAATAGAGTTGGGGTCGCCATCAAGGACGAATGCGGACACGTTGCTATCCGACAGAGACAGGCTGTTGGGGCTAACGAACACGACGTGTTGCAGAATCTCAGGCCCGAACGCGTCGCGCAGCGCACGGGTGGCGCGCGCTATGGTCTCTTGCTGTACGGCGAGAGACTGCTCAGGCTGCGTCATCTGCTCCCATTCATTGCGTGGCGCGCGGCGGTCGCGGAACAGGTCGGATGCGAAGCCATCGTTGTAGGCATCCATAATACCGCCGAGGTCGGACTCGTCGTAGGAACTGTCAAAATCAAAGTCATCATTAAACAGGTCTTTACCATCCTGCCGCGATAACTCCTCGTCCGCCAACGCATCAAACGCCTCTTGTACATCAACCGTGGCCTCAGGTTCGGCGAACAGGTTGGTCTCAGTCTGCGCGGCAGGTTCAGCGTAAGCCGACGCGCCGTGTTTGTTCATGGCGCGGGCAGTATCTTGAATCGCCGCGTCCTCGCTACCGTCTAAGGATGTCGGTGGAATCAGGCTCAACTTTTTTGCTTCCTGCTCCGCCACCTCGGGAGCGGCGAAAGAAGCGTCCGTCAATTTGAGTTTGCCATCAGTTAGCTCAACTATTTCGTCTTGTATTGCGCGTGCGCTGGCTTCTGCGTCCTCTGGGCTTTGGCGTTTCGTGCGAGTAAAGTAATCAACAAGCGCTTGGTATTCCGCTTTGTTGGCGTCGCGTAAAAGTGGCGTGTTGTGTCGTACACCTACTTTACGAGAGACCCAACTGTTCACACCATTCTCTTGCAGGAAGTAAGAGTTAAGTGTTTGTACCATACTGCGCCGTGCGCTCGGTCCTATGGAGCGAAGCAACTTGTTCACTTCGGTTACGGTAGCGCGGTCAATCCCCATACTGCCTGGGCGCACGCCATAATGATTTAGCAGCGCAGTTAATGACGTAGTGTCAGCAGGTACGCTAGTCGCACGCGTAGCAAGTTGCGCCATCATAGGGGTAACGACTATATCATCTAGGGTGCGTTGTAATGTCTCATCCACATGGCGTGTGTCTAGGTGTTCGGGGGCAACATCCACCAGCAGGTCTTGCGCCTGTGCTTGCTGTTCTAACAAGGGGTCGGCGGTCTCAACAGTAGTAGGCTCGGGGTTGGTAATGATATTGCGTTCTACCACTCTCTCGCGGATGCGGTTGCGCTGCTCGCGCTCGGCGTTGGCAAGGTCAAGGTCGCGTTGGGTAATCTCGCCATCCTCATAGGCCTCGTGCATCTCTTGTTCAACCCATGCGTCTAGGGCGCGGAACATACGCGGTGCGAGTTGATATAAATCAACTGCGGCTTGGGTAAGTTCTGCGCGTTTAGCGTCAGAGAGACTGGGGTCGGTAGCGAGGTTGGCTGCCGCTTGGAAACGGGCAAGCATTTGCAAACCTGCTTTAACGTTGTCAGGCAGGTCGCGGTTTTGTTCAAGGGCATCAATCGCCATTGTGAAATCAACAGCGTGCTTGGCGATACTATCAATAATTTCCATCAACGCAGCAGCTTCGTTGGTGTTGCTACGCTGGGTCTCGGCGCGGGCAGCCGCACGGCTTGCCCAGTTAGAGAACGCTTGACGGTCTTGGGCTACGCGTTGTTGTAGCGTAGCACGTTCGGCTTGCAGGATGGCTTGACGCTCTGCTTCTTGCTCAGCGAGATAGTTGTCCGCGCGAAGCTGCGCGTCGGCTGCCCCTTGTTGTACCATCTGCTCGCGCATTTGGTTTTGAATTTGCAGCAGGGGGTCGTTGGCTTGGTTCGCTTCAATAGCCCGCAGGCTAGCCTCAGCCTCGCTGCGTCGGTCGGTGTTACGCCGCACGCGGCGTTGTAGGTTCTCAACAGGACTTTCCATGCTACCGCGTTGCAGCGCGGCGGCTAAACCCGCATCAAGGTCTTGGAGTAATCCTGCAATGTGTTGCTCGTCCGCAGCCGCTTGGGGGTCGGTAGCCGCCGCTGGGTCGGGGACATGAAGCTCAGTTGTACCGCCTTGTTCTGCGGGAAGTGGGGCTTGGGCACGTTGCTGCGCTGCCATTTCCGCATCGCTCATAGGGGGGAGAGCTTGTTGGTTTTGTAGAGTTTGGTCGCCGACGGCGGCGGGGTCGCCAAGCAAGTCCGCAGTAGGTGCAGTAGGTGCAGCCGCAGGCTGGGTATTAGCATAGGCTTGACGAACACCAGCTATTGCATGGGCAACCTGTGCATCCTCGCCGCGTAGGGCGGCTTGCTCTACGAGCGGGTCTAGCACGCGCAAAACCTCATCAGTAGTTACCCCGCCGCTGTTAGCGTAAGCTGTCTCCAAAGCATCAAGCTGGTCGCCATAGACTGCCAGCATCTCGGGTGTGAAACCAACATCTGCGGGAGTAGGCTGCACTTGGTTAGGGTCGGCTGCCTGCTGTGCTTGTTGGAGCGGGTCAACAACAACAACCTGTTGTGTAGGGTCTGCGGTCGATACATGCTGCGCGGCTTGTTGTTCGGCCGCGTCAATATCGGCTTGCAACTTATTCGCTTGCTCGCGGTAGGACTTAATTTCGCTGTCAATGGTGTTGTTAGCGTTCTTAATATCCTGAGCAAGATGGAGTGAACCGCCGAACACACCAAGCGTCGCACCCAACACCGCAGCAGAACCCGCCGTGTCCCAAACTTTATTTGGGTCAATACGGCTAGGGTCAAAGTTACCATGCGCATCAATCGCTTGGGAGGCTGCGCTGGTTACTGCGCCAATCAAACCCTCCTCAACGCCCTCAGCGAGCATACCACCGCTTAGCGTCATGGAGTGTTCTAGCAGTTTACCCATCGTGCTTTTCTCGCCGACGGCTTTAAGCGCAGCTAGTTTCCCCTCCTCGCTGGTAAGGTAGGTTACAACTTTATTCAATGTATCGCGGGCAGCAGGGGTAGCGCCAGCGGAAAGCTCATCGGCTACGGTTTTGAGCGCAGTATCAATGGTAACGCCGCCTTGGCTACTAAGAACTTGCTGCCCTAACTTCGTGGCTGCCCCACGCTCGGCTTGCGACATACCGTTAATGAAACGACTGCCTGAACCTGCAACGGTATGGAACATAGTACCCATGCCGTATGTGATACCAGCGTTCAATGCAGACGCGCCAAGCGCAGTAAGCGCAGCGTCGTCGGTATAGGCTTGTTTGCTCTCATCCCACGCACCTGGCTGAGATAGAACTTGTGCGCCTACATCCGCGCCCTCAATGAGAGACACGTTGACAAGGGGGTTAGTTGCCGCCCCCCGCTCGCCCACAGCAGCAATACCACGACCTAGTGCCATACGCGCGTTTCCTGCGGTACGGTTGGCGATACCCATCAGCCCAGTTGAGCGGCCGATGGCTTGCCCCGCGAGCGTTTGAATTTCAGATTGCAATCCTAGTTTCGCTGCTGTCCCTGCGGTTAATGAACCAGCTTCCGCCGCTGCGCCTCCGCGAACAGCCTGAGCGAGACCCCCTTTTGCGATAGAGTTACCAGCAACTTTTGTAGCTCCCCCCCATCCTTTCGCACCTAATAACATACCTGCCATGTTAGCGAGTTCATCGGTTAGGGCGACAGGGTTATCTTTAATCGCATCCCATTGCTCTGCCATACCACGCGCAGCGGAGCGGGCAAGCTCGGCATCGCGGCTCTCATCGGAACGGAAACTACCAAACCAGTCGCGGGCTTTTTGGACATTCTGTAAGAACGCGCGGGATGAGGATTGGTTGTCTTCACTAACCAATCCTAGCTTGCCACCCCAGCCGTCCTCGCGGAAGCCCATATCGCGGAGTGTTTTATCAACCCCTTTGTTTAGGTAGATATTACCTACCGCTGCGATTTCAGCTAGGCTGCCTAAACTACCGTCCACAAACCTATTCGCTGCGTCGCCAACAAGCCCAGTAATTCCACGGCTTTCAGCGTCAAACAACTGCTTGTTCCCTGTGCTGCGAGTTAGACCGTCCACAATCTGTTTACGGATGGTGGCTTTCTGAATGTCGTTCCAACCATTGCGTGTAGCTTGGTCGTCCATCCACTTATCGAGGATGTCTCTATTCCATAGCGTTGCAGCTTGCCCGCGCGTTTTTTGGTTTGGGTCGCCCACAGTAGCGGTGCTGAATTTCCGCCCGTTGTAGTCGTAGTTATCAACTGTGGAAGCGAACATATCCGCCCACTTATTACCAAATTGATGTTGCGGCTGCTCCGCTGTACCGCCGCCAAAATTAGGCGCACCCGCAGTCATACCACCTGACTGCATCTGTGCGCCTTGTGCTTCTTGTTGCCGTAGGGCTTCGTCGTACATCGCTTGGTTCTGCGCCAGCATATCGTCAAGCTGTGCTTTGTATGCTGCTGTCTCCTCCTGCTGTTGTTGGGCAAAGGCTGCCGCCTGCTGCTGGGCTAGGAGTGCATCTTGCGCGGATTGTTCTGCTTGCTGGTTAAGGTATTCTAAGTTACCAAAATAACCTTGTACGGGTCTGAACGACATAACGGTGTCCTATTTGTAGTATGCCCCCCAATCAACCTTTGGCGGGTCGGTAAAAAAGTCATCAACCACCTGTGGGGCGGTCATTCTCGTAGGCATTATAGCTGCAAGCTCCTCCTTACTCAACTCAGTAGCAGGGGTAATAACAGGCCCGATACCCATATTATTTTGCGTGGGTTGAGACTTGGGCGCGGTAAAGAACGCCGACGCTGGAACAGCAGCCCGAGAGGCAGGTGCAGTAGCCGAACCACCGACAGTCTGCGCGAGCATCTTGTCAAACTCTGACTGTGAACGCTTGGCTTGGGCATAGGGGCTGGACGGTAACGATGCCCACGTCCTACCTAACTTTTTGGCGGCATCTTGGAAGCGTCCTGCACGAATATCATCAATCGCTCCTGCATCTGCCATAAGCGCAACGGCGGCTAGGTCTTGGTTACGCTGACCGAAATCCTTGAACCCGTAACGCTTGGCGAGACCATCCCATGTACCTTGCACAATCTGATATCTACCCGAAGCGGTGGCTGTACCTTTTCTGCCATCGTTCCATTTGAACTGCCACGCCCCCGATTTGCCAGGGTGCGCGGCGAGACTGGGTAATTGTTTGTTGATGTCGCCACCATAAACAGCATAAGGATTCCGCGCCCCGAACGTGCCCTCGGTGCGTGAGATAAGCGTGAGCATCTGCTGCACGCGTGGGTCAGCGGCATATTGTTGAAGTTGCTCGTAGGTTGCCATAGTTTATCCTGCGGTCCAATGTTTCGGTTGAGGCTTAGTCAGCATCGCTGCGCGTACCACCTTGTCAGTAAAGAACTCGTCCTTTACTTGGGGGACGTACATCTGCGGCGTGGCAAGGTCAGCTTGGCGCTGGGCGAGCTGTTGTTCCTTTTCAAGCTCGGCCATCCAGTCGGTCTGTGGCGCGGTAACGTTGGTCTGCTGCGCGAGCTGTGGGACAGCCGCAGATAACTGGGGTGTGGTTACTGTGGGTAACGCAGGTGCAGCGGGTGTTGTGGTGGGTGTAACAGGGGCAGTAACCGAACCGCCTTTGCCCCCCGCATACTTGTCCGCCGCCGCAGTATTGAGGAAGCGAACGTCTAAGTGCCCGCCTGTCGCGCCCGCGCTGGGGCGGGAATATTCGTCAATGACTTTGAAATCACGCCCCTCGCGCAAACCTTTGGCCGCCATCATCTGACGAATCGCCGCCATCGCTTGTGGTGCGCCCTGACGACCATTACTTAATACCACATCCATCGCCAGCCCCAGCCCGTGCAGACTTTGGGCGCGGTTTCCTTTTTTGCGGAAGTAGGCTTCGGATTGGTGGTAGCCGTCATTGAATGCTGTGAAGTAGCGAAGCCCGTTACCCAGTCCATTTTGGATGTCGTGGGCTAGGGCATAAGTGCCTGGCTGGGCTGAACCACCAGCGATGGCCTCGTTGTGTTTTAAACGCAGCCCCTCGTGAGTGTATGCCATAACTTACTCCGTATCGTCTAGCTTGATGCCGTAGCGGTTGAGCAGCGCGGCTGCTACTTTCTTGCGGTTGGGGTCGTCTTTCGGCATCAGATTCGCGCTTTGGATAAGCATCTTAGCATACTCAACTTCGTTGGCTGCGCGGGGTTGAGTTGGGCTTGCGCCTGTACGTTGCTGGGTTGCGCGGGCAGCGGCTTTATACCGTGCCTCGTCCAAGCGTGCCTGTTGTACTGCCATCTTTTCATAACCCTGACGCTGCGCGGTATTCAACCTCATCGCTTGCTCGGCAGATTTGGCGGCTGCTTGTTGCGCGGCAGCATTACCATTTATCTCCATCTGTGCTTGGTTAGCGGATAGGGCATAACCGTCTTTCAAAGGTGCGGTACTACCCAACAACATGGCTTGCCCTGCTGCGTTCTCGGGCGACGATACGATACTGTGGCTTGGAGTATTCACACGAACGTTACCATCCCCTGTACCATAAACAGATGTTGGCGCGGTGGATGAGTTGAACGTGTTGCCCATGTAGTCTGCCATCGCGGGTGTGTCCGTGCCTGAGCCGATACCGAGCGCAATACGTTGTTGCTGCTCTGCTTCCATCGCAGGCAGGAGCGTAGAGCTTTCGTAGCGGTTGGCAAGCGCATAATCCCCCTGTTGCGCAAGCGTGCCAGCTAATGCCATTTTCATTGCGGTGTCAAACGACACGCCTTGCGTACTGGCTATCTGCTGGGCGCGGTTGCGCGTGTCAGGGTCATTCATAGCGCGATACATATCGTTGGTGTCCGCCGCCTTAGTAGCTGCTGACAAGGCTAGGCTGCCCTGAGCGCGTAGGCGGTTCAGGTGCATCGCGTCCCATTCGTTCAAGATAGGTGTACCGCCAGCGGCTACGATGTCAGCGTATTGACGGGCAACAGCGCGGTTCGCGTCGGGGATGTCCAACGCATCACGTCCGAACGTAGGAGTTCGGGGCATCGTATTGGTCGTAGAGTGTAAGGGCACATAACTGTTGCCCCCCATGTATGTGCCCGTGATAGGTGTAGGTTGATATGGTTCTGCCGCAGCCACAGCGGGTGCGGAGTATTGCTGTTGCGCTTCTTGTGCCTGCTGGGTGGCCACAGCGTCTACCAGCGCTGGGTTGAGTTGTGGTGCTGGGGCGGCGAGACTGCGTGTGCCGTCAGGGTTTTGTACCACTTGTACAGGCGCGGTTAATGGTACGCCGCCGAGCTTGTGTCCTGTGTTGCCGAGGGGCTGTATATACGCTGGGGGGTTTACACCAGCGCCAACTCCACCGATATTAGGGATAACCATTGACGGCTTGACTGCTGCGGCAGCAAGCGCATTTTCTCTATCTGCCTCAGCTTTGCCTAAGGCAATCATACTGGGTATAACGCCCACTACTGGAACGCCACTAAACGCATTTAGCGCAGCACGATTTACGGAATCACGTCTCGTTAGTTGGGGTTGTTCCGCCATACCAATCTCCTAAAATAAATAGCTCGCGCCCTCTTGCGGCGCGGTCAAATAGGTTGGGTTACGCTGTTCAACTTGTCGCAGCGAATATAGGTTGGGGTTGGAGCTGTAATATTCTTGCCAGCTCGCATAGCCCGCTGGCGGCTGCCCTTGTTGTGGCAGCGACGGAGCGGTAGCAGCATAACCCCCTAATGTTACGGGTTGCGTGGGCTGCGCTTGTTGTGGTGCTTGGCGTACTAGATTTTGCCCATACTGAATTTGGCTTGGGTTCTGCCCAAGATTCTGCTGCATCTGCTGCGCATTGTTCATGCTGCCGTTGTTACGCATATACTCCATTGCCCGCAGATTAGCTGCGGCATCCTCAGACGCATAGAGGTTTTGTAAGCCCTGAGTGCCGTAGGCACTCGCCACGGCGTTCACTTTGTAAGGGTCAATGAGCTGCTTGTTCTGAAACTCGTTAAACGCATTCTGCGTACTCAGCCCTTGCAACATGGTGTTCTGCCACGCTGGACCGATAGACCCAAGTTGAGAAAGGAAGTTGCCACCGCCGCCGAAACCGCTGGCGGTGTTGTTGCTACCAATAAAATATCTGCCGCTCATTATTCAAAGTCCTCTAAGATGTTAGGGGCTGCACCCTCAGCAGGTAGCCCGAAATAAGTGTAATCCTGCATACCATCCGTCTCATCCACACCGTTTATATCTTTCATAAGATTCATAGTGTACTCATAAGCCGAACCGCGCTCAGGGTCAATGGACAACGCAACATCATCATACCATTCCAACTCGGCGGGCGATAGGTCAGATTGGGCAAACGGAGATGTCTGCCCATCATTGAACAGCCCTGAATCGGCGGTAGTCATACCATCATTGAATAGTCCTGCGAAAGGGTCATCTGTATATCTAGCCATTAGAATAAACTCTTAACTGATTTTTTTACTGCGTCCAAGACACCCTCACCACCAACATCTTTAACGCCATTGCCTGAACCACCTTTACCGCCGCCCGAACCGCCGCCGCAATCGTCAGCTTTCGCTGCGCTGCTTTTCATGTTCCAGGCGAACAACAAACCGATAATCATCGTGGCTAGTGTACCCCAGTCTGCCATGCTCTCTTTGGCTGTCTTGCGCAAGCTCTCGGCGAGCCATGCAGCGTTCTGCCCGTAGGATGCCAACAACTCTGCGCCCATATCCAACGATTTCTGCGCGTCGGCGGTGTAGCCTGTATATTGGAAGCGACGGTTCTCGGTCGCCGTGCGGTCGTAGTTTTGTGCTGTGGTCTGACGATTCTGCCGCGCACGTTCCATGAGGTCAAAGGTTTTGGTTTTAATCTCATAGTCATGCTGCCATTTTCTTTGCCGCTCCTCCTCACGCGCTTTATTGGTTTGGGCGATGATGATGTTTTGTGTGGCGACCAACAACTGCCCGCGCGTGTTGCAATTCCAGCCTGTGTTGTAGCGGTTATTCACACGGCACAGTTTTTCAAACTCTTTCTGCTCGGCGAGCGCTGCATCCGCAGCAATACGCGAATGAATACCATCATAATCAGGTTGATACCCGCAGTCAGAGATAGCGCAGATTTCGTCAGCGAGGTTGTCAATGCAAGGCTTCAACTGCTCGCCATAACCATACTCCAAGTCCCCGCGCTGCCAGTTGGCGGTGTTGCGCTTGTCAATATCATTCATTGCCTGCTCGGCACGGTCGCGCAGGATAGGGACGCGGGCAAGCTCGGCGTGTGCCATCTGCCGCTGGTGCTCCATCACTTCGCGCCATTTTTTCTCAGCGTCGCGGGCTTCTTTCAAAACCTTTTGGCTAGATAGTTTGCCGATGATGTTACCGATTACGGAGGACAAAGCAATCCAGCGACCATCGTCGCGCTTGGGCGGACGCGGGTACTGAACAATATGGGGGGATGATAGAGAGACCGCATTCGTACCACTAGGCGATACATCGCCGATGGTTACTTGGTTGTCTGTTGCGCCGCCGCCGCTGCTGCCACCACCTTTACCGCCCAAACCTGGAATACCGCCGCCTTTACCACCGCCGCTGCCGTTGCCTGGCACGATGGTTAGGTACTCCCTATGTTGTAAAAAATATAGCATAACTTATCCCCTAAGCGTGTCCGCCATCATTCTGTAAATCATTGAGACTTTTCTGTAAGTGTAGCTCCCGAAGCTCCGTTGTACCAGTTACTTTTACCGACCACTCAATACCGCGCTTCTTACGCTTAATCATCACAGCCCCAGCATGGCGCACGCGGCGCGTATAATATTCGTCGCCATCACAATAAAGCGTAAACGTAACATCCGCGCCGTCGTTGAGAATTTGCGTCATGTATTTACGGAGCGCAGGATGGGCGTCAAAAAATATAGAATCCGACAAATCACAATGCAGTTTTTTCCACATTTCATATTGTGTAATAGCCGCCATGACACCACGACTATAAAACGGGATGTTATCCCCTACAATTTTAAATATAGTAGGAAACCAGTTAGCTGCATTAACTTCAATACTAGACCACCATGTGTAACGCAAATAACCTGTGCCTGCGCCCCACTTATAGACTTCCACCCCTATGAGCATGAACATATCCATGTTGGGTGTGGCGTGTGCCGACTTAACCGTGAGCGATAGGCGACTCAATGATGGCGTGCGTCGTTTGTCTGTGGTGGGTAATACCAGCAATAATCCTGCACGAACACCGTCGCGCTTAGTGTACCAAATAAAAATACGCTGGTCGTAGCCTGTGATACGCATAGATGTTGGGACAAACTGCGCCCACTCGCGCTCAGTCATATATTCCTCGGTTACGAGATTAACCTTTGCGCCATCAATACCAACAAGCCCCGCTGTTGATGCGTAATAGACCACGCCGTTCTGCACGCCCCACGCGAACGGAGACACCGCTGGATAATAGAACTCCAACTCTTTAATTTGTGTTTGTCCATCATCACGGATTTCCCCTGCATAGGGGTAGCCCTTGGTCGCGATGGCGATGTCGTAGTGAGTGTTACCCTCAACCAGCGTTGTATGACTGGCAATAAACTGAATAGGGTATTGAAGCGTTACGCGGGTCTCAGGCTTATATGCGTGCGGCAGCCGTGGTTCAGATACCCAAAACTGGTCGCCCGACCACACCACCGTTTGCATATTGCGGGCGAGGGCTACACCGTCTAGGCATTCACTTGGGGGCAGGTGGTCCTCAGTAGGCAGCACTTCGCCAAGCGCATTCGGACAGACATCATCAATAAACGTCTTGTCCTCAATAACATCCTCGTCCACATACAGCCACACGGTCTCGCCGTTGCTGGTGGTCGCGCTACGATAATAGCGCCGCTTGACTGCGTTGTCGGGAGGCGTGTTAGTATCTACCACAACTGCGCCGTCGCCGTTTTTGATGTCAATCAAATTTGATACTGGACTGGGGGCGCTCTCCTCCCCGCATTCATTGACGTATGTTATACGGTAGCCGCGCAGTTCAGGCGCGTCGGCGAACTCGTCGCAGTCCTCAGGTTCGGCGCATCTCGCCGCCCATTCAGACTTACAGCCCTGTCCTTTTGCCACGGCAGCAGTAGGAGCTTCCTTAGGCGGATAGATACCAACTTTCGTAGCCCCTGTTCCTGCGTCCACCATGCGTGGCGACAGCCGCCATAGCTGACCGTCGCGCACGAAAAGAATAGTCCCCTTACCTGCACTCTCGCGGGGGTCAATAACCCAATGGGTATCAACAGGAAAACCGACAGCGTGAGAACCAACCATTGCAAACATGGCGACCTTTCCGCTGTCGGTTATTGGTTGCCCCCGCTCATTTACCACATATTGCTGGAACTGCGGAGCACGATGGGGGCGTAACAGCCCCCCATACAAATCTACATTCTCCGCGAACTGCGCGTGTTTTTGCGACAGCCCTTGTGGTTTGAGTTTGGGGATTTCGCCATCAAAATCTAAAAACCTCATTAGAACCAACCTACCTCTACGACACCGCCGTTGTAAACGAGTTCTACCACCGTCTCAACGCCTGTGTTTGGGTTGTCAATACCAATCGTGCCATTAGCGGGAATGGAAAACCGAGAACCTAAAATGCGCCCCTCAGTGCGTAGGTAAACTTCCGCCCCCGCAGGACCGCTGACGATAACTTTGCCGTTGCGATAAATCATACCGAACGAGGCTGTGTGTCCAATAGGACCGCGCGGACCGATGGTGCTGCCTGCGTCTACTTTCGCTCCATCGGAAAGATTAACAATCAAATGTCCATCGCTATCAATATTCAAGTCTGTGATGCCCGTACCTGCGCGAGGTTTCCAAGTTCCCAGCGATTTCGTACCACCCTCAGGAGTAATGATAAACAGCTCAAACGTACCATCCTCGTGTTCAGACATCTGAATCTTACCCGCGTCATCGCCTTGTGGACCTGTCGGGCCTGCTGGGCCTTGTGGGCCTGTATCGCCTTTTTCCCCGCGTGGGCCTTGTGCAGCGACCACCGTACCGATGGTATGCGAATTCCCCTTGCTGTCCGTCCAGCGTAAGGTGTTGTGTTCGTCGATGGAGATGCCTGTGATGCTGATACCATCCGCGCCGTTGCGTCCCGCTGGACCTTGTGGCCCGCGCCGACCCTCGCCTGATTTATTCTGCCCCGAACCGCAGCCACAATCGCTGTCAGTCGCCAGCTTATTACAATCAAGGCTCAGGGTATTCGTCTCGCAGTCGTACTCCAACGGCGACTTAACGTTGATACCAATCTCTCGGGCAATGGCTTGAATGTACTCGCGGCTGGTGTAATCATAGGACACACGGGCATTGCTGTTGATACATTCACAGCCGTTGCCGCGCTCCACAGTCAGTACATCCCCCACACGGGCGGTAACACGCATCTGTTCGCAGCAGCCATCGCAACCCTCAACCATTACAAAGAAAAACTGGTCGCCCACAAGCTCAGGAAAATATGCGCCGTGCCCTTTCATTAAGCGAATGGTGGTGTCTCCAAGGCGCACGGGTTCTGATAAATAGCCGTAACCCTGCAAGGAACAGGGCAGGGTTTGTAGTCGCGCAGGGCAAGTGTTCATGGACGCTCCAATCTGTGTGCCAGCAGTTCGTCAAACACCGACTTCGTGAACTCAGACTGCACGCAGCTACCGAAAGAGAACGATGTGGCTACGGTGTCATGCTGCCCACGCTCAATCGCCAACGTGATAGTTGAAGCGGGTTGAAGCTCCGCGGTGTGGGTGTATTTAACCACTTCCAAGATGCTGTGCAGCCGCAGGACCAAATAGATGTGGTCGCCGATGGGGAGGCGGTTCAAGCGTTCCCGCAACCCGCGCACAGGCTGCAATTTCATAACAAGGTCTGTGGACTTCAACGGCGCAAGCAGACGAGTGTCCACAAAATCAACATGGTTTACCGACATTTTTTCTCTCCATCAACTGCCGTAATTCTACCATCCTCGCCAATCGTGATGCAGGTGTTGCAGTCCAAACAATACACACCAGCGTCCACCGTGGTCGGCGCTGTGCCGAGAACACATTGGCGAGAGAACTCGCATAGCTGCGCGGGATTCCACTCAACCTCAATGCAACTCTCAACCGCCCACGTTTGCGCTTGGGTGTTGTCCTGCCCGCGCACCACATGGAGTACGTCGCCTTTCACGGCGAGAACTTTAACGTGCTCATACTTTCCGTGGCTGCGGATGGTGGCGTAGAAATAGTCCGTCTCAGGTACACGGAAACGAAGCCCCTCCCCAAAACGCACATAAATCTCTGTGGCTTCGGTAGAAAGGGCTTTGGATAATTTGCTGTGGCTAGACCACTTACTTACATTGATTGCCATTGCATTCCTCACAGTTACCTAGCGGCTGTTCAGTTTCTATATCGGGTGTAGGCACGCAGCCTACACAACAATGTGCTGGCGCGTGGCAAGGCGCGGTGTCCAACTCTACACTTACTGTATTCATTTTCGCCCAGCACTTACGTTTTCTAAACAACCAAGTGTAACAAGATACACCATTCAAATATAAATCTGCTTCATAGTAACCTGCGTCCAGTTCACGGAAACAATCAGACCACACGAAGCATACGTTACCCTCTCGGTCTGCGCGTATAGGACACTCCGTTGTCAATACGCGGCACAACCCGCGCTTGCGAACTTTAAGCTCAATACAATAAATTTGCGCTGGGACTTTAACAGGTTCACAACCGATGTACTGGTGCAAGGAGAAACAACGCTCGTATTCCTCATCGCTCAGGCACACAGCGTCTTGGACGCGTACTTTCGGTGGGCACTTAGGTTCACAAGGGTTATTACATGGGGGGCAAATATCCACACAGCCGAAGTCGGGCGGCGGAGCAAAGCAACCTAAATCATCGTCGCACGTTGGGCGAAACTTGTAACGTTCTGCCATCACGCCTCCTTAAAGAAAGCAGCCGCCGTTCATATACAACGGACGGTTGGTGTGGTTTTGCGATTCCTCCGCCCCAGCGTTCTTGATAGCCGTGCGGAACTCTTGGAGATAGAAACGCGCCATCTGCGCGGACTGGGTGTCGTTATCCGTTGGAATTAAATACAACTCTGCAAGCGCACCCGCAAGCAACGCGTCGGCATACTTACCAATGAAATGTTGCGGCAGTTCGCAATCTTTGCCATTTGGACACCACGAATAATTAACACAATATTTACCATGCGCTAACGACACGCAATCAGCTAGCGTCAAGCTGGGTAAAGAATAAGATAACTCCACCCAGTAGCCTGAACCGAAACGGTGAGGCGCGGGGTGTATCGCTCGCCATGAACTATCAAGCAACGGATGCTGTTCAGGATGACTGCAACTGTAAACGCCTTTGACCTGAACAATAGTCCGCTCCTCAGGAACGTCAATCAGGTAATCATTCATACCACATTCCGCGTCAATATATGCGTCGTCTTTCAGCAGATGTGTTTCGCGGAAAAACTTACGAACGCTTTTTTGAATGGCGTTCTCCACATAATTAGTGGGCATATTAGGGAATGTGATAAGCACTTGGCTTTTCAGCTCGTCAAACCAATTCATTTAGTTGCCCCCATGCGGGTTTCGGGCATACGCGTATTCGCGTAGCGGTTGTTCATGTGGCGAGAGTCAATGCCTAACAAAGTAAAGGCGGAGTTCAAATGCGCGGCGCTACGGTCGCGGCTCGGCACACTCTCGGTGTCCACGCCGTAAGCGTAATACAACATCAATTCAAAAATCGCTGGGCGAAGTTGTGAACCCAAATCTACTTCGCTGTCCAGGTTGTCCACAACAGGTGGCACGAAACATACAATCTCCAACGAGGCGTTAGCACCTGCGGGGACTGGGGGTTCAACGTATAAGGTATTAGGGTCGTTCTCGTCGTAGTACCAGCTTTCAACTTTGTAATTCTGAGCGTCGGTCTTGGCGTAACAATCAGGGCAGCCTACTTTACCTCGCAGGTGCATACCATCCATAGAAGCTCGGCGGGGGAAACTGGTAATTGCGCCAGAAGCATCCGACTGCCCCAAAACGCGTGTCATGTCATGGCAGCGTTCTGGGGTAGTTTGCAGGATGCCCTCAACCAACGGGAGCGAAACTCTTTTGTTAAACTTGTCCTTTTGTGTGGACGCAACAATCTCAACCGCCAGCCTGAAATAAGAAAGCAGGTCGTCCTCGCTCCAATGCTCAAACGGAGCGTCAGGGTCTTGGTCCACCAAATAAGTGCTCACTTCATTTACTAGCTGGCGTGCTGAAATCATTTTTTACCTTTTGTCATACCAACTTCGCGGAGCGCAGCTTGCGCTGCTTCGGCGACAGAAATACCTGTCGCAGCTTTACCAACTTCTTTGCGGTCGGCTGCGGCAGCTTCTACAATCTGTGCCTCGACTTCCAATGACGGAGTAGCAGGTGTGGGGTCTGAGCCGTCGGGGTTCAGCCCTTGTGCTACATAAAAACGCGCGTTCGCCGCTTCAACTTCCTCTTGCGTGAACAATGGCGTGAGCAGACTGTCGCGGGCATATTCGGAGAGCTTGACATTGAGCGGGGGCAGGGAAACAAAGCCCGAAGCATCAACGAAAGCAATAGGTTGTCTTGACATATTGACCTCTACATATTATTGGGGTAAGGAATTCTAACATAAGAAAAACCGCCCTGCACGTTTTACAACGCATAGAGCGGTTATCATGGAAGCTATTAGCGACACTCAGGTTCAGGGTATTCGCTCTCACATTCAACAGCCGCACAAGAGCAGCCGCGAACATCAAGGAAATCTACCACTTCAACGAATGCTGTCAAGCAGCCAGCGGATAAACCGTTAGCCGCTACAACAGTCATGCGAATAGAACCGTTGTTGCCCAAGTAAGCACCGTTGCTTGTGATTGCCGTAGCTGGCGAATCGGCTTTGGTAATCTTACCATCGTCGTTGGTGTCTTTTTTGGTGGATTGTTTTGCTGATGCAGTCGCGCCAAATTCCAACACGGTACGGCCAATCACAGACAAATCAATCTCGTCTGTCTCGGCTACCAAATTTTCGCCGTCATACAAACCGAACTTAACTTTGGCAGGAGTAGTAACCTTGTGGGTTGTATCGTCTTTGTCGCCTGTGGCTTTCTTGTTGTGAATAACCAGCGCATCAACGCGGCTGTCCGCGCTCAGCAAATGGGTGTGTATCACGTCGCCATCAGCAAAGGGAGCTTCCATTTCACGGAAGCGAACCCACTCATCCAAGCCGCCATCGTATTCCCACGGCAACACGAAGTGTTTGTTGGGCAAGTGCCCAGCGTAGCGCACCTGTGCGCTTTGACTGTCGGCGATACGAGAATGGCGGTAGCCAACGTGGCGAGCATCGCCGCCGTAAAATAGTTTATATACTGTCATGATTCACGTCCTTACACAGAGAAGTCCAAAGTTGCATACAGGGTTGTAATCGCTTCGGGGTACAACACTTTGAAATCGTACACATTCAGAGTTTGCCAGTATTCGCCGAAGTGGTTGGCAACCTTATCAACGTGGCGGTTCTCTGTAATCTGCATTACGAAGCCTGTGGCATCTTTGCGCCCCGCGAAAATGGTGTAAGCAATGCGGCCATTTTCATTGCGCTGCGGCATATTGTTGGAGAACAGAATCTCGAAGCCCAACACATTAGGAATCTTAGTGCCCAAGATAATTGATTGGGTGCTGCCACTCGCGCAAGCGTTAGACAGGATAGGGTTCGCAAAGAACAAGTCCATTGCTTCAATCGGCAATACCACATACAAACCGTTGGTGTCCACGTTTTGTTCAGCCAACACGGTACGCATTTGCGACAGGTAGCGGATGATGTTATCTTTTGTCATGACAACAGGTGCACCTGCTGCACCAAAGTCAAAAGCGTGTGAACGTTTACCAGCTTTGCGACCACGGTTACAAGCAGCAGCCTGCAATGGCAATTCCAACAAAACTTCGCTGTCGATGTACTCAGCCAGCTTGCGAGTTACATCGTCTTGGTATTCTTTCAACAAAGCGGGTAGACCATCAATTTGTTTACGGTCAATCGCATCCAGCTTCAAGTTAGAATACTTGGCGCGATTCACATTCATTGTGATGGTAGAAGTATAAAGGTGGCTAACCTCTAACTCTTGGTTCTTTTGGTAATCAAAGATTTCAGCTTCGGGCGCACGACGGAATACCACTTCGTCGCCTTTCTGACGGATTTCTTTGGGGACAATATCTTGGCTCGTGATTGAGCCGCTGATTGTCATCATGTGGAAGCGTTTTAAGAACCCAGCAGCATACGCAGGTTGGGTCAAAGCCGACACTAACTGTGTATAACCACTTGCCGCAGGGAGTAAAGGTTTTCTTGCTGTTGGCATAATTTACCTCATAATCAAAAAGAAAGTTAATCCATTACGGCAGTTCCATTGATAAGCGCAGAACTCCACGCATCATCAATTTGTCGGAAACGCTCATAGGACATCTTACCATTGGAGTAGGCTTCAAGGGCGTTACTGTACGTTGAGAACTTAACGCCCTTTTTAACGCCAGGCTGGGCGGCGGTAGCCTGTTGCGTAGGTGTCATAGTATGCCCGCGACCTGGTGCGGCATACTGCTGAATCTGTTGTTGGTTCGTGGGTTTGAAACCTGAAAGCAAATCAACCAGCGCGTCAATGTTGCCAACGGCTTCGGCTTGCTGAATCAGCGTGCCACGAGTTAAACCGCCTGTGCCTGGTACAACTTCTTTGTAATACTTGGCGTAGGCTGGTGTTTGTACGGCGGCTGCCAACCACGGTAAACGCGCTGACAGGTTTTGCTGGAATGCTGACTGCTTCTGCGCTTCAAGGTTAGCCTGCTGTTGCTGCACCGTTTCTTGGAGCGGCTGCACCGTTTCTTGGAGGCGTTGCGCCATCGGGTCAAGGCGGGCGGTTTCCATCTTGCGGGCAATCTCAACCGCTTTACGGGCAGCGATAGCTTCGATGATGGGCAACGATTGCGCGTACTGTTTCTTTTGCTCGTCGGTTAGTTCGGGCATATCCAGCGTTTCATACCATGCTTTTTCTTGCTCGGTAGGTTTGGTGTTGCTGGCATCAGCCGCCGCTAGGCGAGCTTCCAATTCAGCGATACGGGCTGCGGTCTGTTTGCGCTCAGTATCAAATGCTTGCTGCAACAATGTTTGATTCTGCTGAATCAACCCTGCAATCTCGGGGGTCATCGCTGGCTGCGCGGGGGAAGCATCAGGTTCATCCGCAGCAATCTGCGTACCATCATCAGCAAAATATTGGCTTACGTCCTCGCCAGTAAACTCCTGCTCGTCCGCAGGTTGCGTGGCAGCTTGTTCGGTTTCGTCAGGTTCTACGGTTGGAATACCTGCGGCGGCAATCGCTTCGTCAATGCCGTAGTAAGTATCACTCATTTACTTCTCCCATCATCAAGGCTATTACTTTTTTCAACATAACAACCTGCCCTCGTTGGAATTCTGACGCAGTTTGTGCTTCATACAAATCACGTTCCTCAACAAGTTCTTGTTCAAGTACAGTAATCAAATCAGCAAAATCGCGGTCAGCACGCAAACGAGATAAACCCTCTTGGGCGGCACGGTTCTCGTCATTGGAAATCAGGGTTAATCGGGTACGATGGTTCATAGGTTACTCACAAGCTGAAACTTCGTCAAACCACAAATCAGCGGTATCGCTCACGATACCATCAGGATAGATGCGGTAACGCCCTGGCATATCAATCAGCACAGGGTTGTGTGTGTTGTCCAAGAACAACGTTTTGCCGCAGGGGGAGAATGGAATATCCCGCGCCTCGGTAATGTCGCACTCGCTGTCAATCACACGGTGGATAACAAATTTATCGCCCTCTTGCAAATCCACACCTGAGACAACGACGTGTTTGCATGGGCGTACCAATAGGGCTTCGGGCTTTTTCATTCTAACTCTACCTTACCAGCGAACAAAGTTTCTACCACTTCTTTAACCGCTTGCACGCGCAAACGGTTTTCCTCGGTGGCAGGATTGCTCTCGTTGTGAATTCGGCTGTCGTCCAACAACTTCAACAGGATTTCTTTCAGCGGCTTGGCATACGCCGAACGCTGAAAGCCTGACAAAGTACGAGCCTCAGTACGGGACAGTCTGACTGTCCGCCCCTCAGTCTCAGGAATCGCTAAATGGATAGCTGCCATATTATACCTTGCTCAAATAAATCATGGCGAAGCTGTCATTCACAGGCTCAACCATAAACGTAATTTCTAAAACGTCGCCCGCTTGCAAGGGGGCAACTTCCTGTTTGCAGACCGTTATATCATAAGTTCCCGCTGGCAACAAGTAGGATGAACCGCATTCGCAAGGAAACGCATAACGAAATTCGTCCATATCACAGCCGTTCGGGCACTCAACAATTCGCTCAATGAACAACAGCGGGCACTTAATATCCTCGCTATTTGTCGTAACATGGAGCATAAATGGCGTGGCTACTGGGCCTACCCGAACAGGCGCATCGCCCTCAACATGGGGGTAGGTACGATTACTTGTACCAACATTAAGCACGCTGTTAAAGACAGTTAATGCGATGGTATCGGTGTCGCATTTATTAAACAACTTCCCCATTACATGAACCCTCCATTCGCCTCATCTATGGCGGCCGCAGCATCAGGGCTACGACCATCTAAATTAGGTAATCCCCCCGTGGGGTCGTTCGGCATCCCTGCTGGCGCGGTTACGCCCTGAGCATTCAGCAATTCGCCAAAGGCTTCCTGCTTATCAAAATCAGGGAACACGCCCTCAGTCGGCAGCCCTTTATTCTTGAACAACTGATACAGGATGCGTTGGATAGCCGTAGGCGGGATAATCGGCTGCTGCGTGGTTGGGTCAATGACACCAGCCATACTAGACAGAGATTGCAGCGCCCATTCCAAATCGCTGTTCTTACTCTCCTGCTCCATCAAACCTGACACACCACGCGCATACACACGCACGTCGCCACGAATCTCAGGGTCATCGCTGGTACGCAATTCATAGTTAATGAAGTCTTGTACCACAGGCTCAATCACACCTTTCTCCAACATACGCAGCGCGTGCTTGATGGCTTTGGTAGACTGGTTCATAACGATGCTCATGCCGCCGCTGGTGCGACCAATCGTACCAAGTCCTTGCGTTCCGCCGAACGCCAAACGTGGAATACCAATCAACTCGTAGGCATAGCCGAGAAACTTCTCAAACAACGCTGTCAGTTCGGCGGACAGAGACGGTACGGTGTAGAACGAGTACGCAGGTCTGCCGCTGCCCAAGTTGTCGTCGGTTACCACGCGAATAGTATTGGGTAGGACCTGAGTAATGTCGTGCCCATCCTTGACGCGCCCTTTCTCTACCTCGCCAATCGGACCGCTGGAATACTGCATATTCCGCACAAGGGAGCGCACGGTGGCGGTACAAACTTTCTGCGCGTCGCGCAGTTTCATGGCAGGCGATGCCCCCCAAAACGCACCCGACACCCGTTCAAAACTGGCTTTGTAGAATGGGCGGCGGCCAGCGGGGTCAGGATTTAACAGGCATTTGATAACCCGTTTACCTACCACCCACACCTCGGCTTCGCTCGCGCCCACCAGCTCCTCATCAGCGAACTCAATACCATACTCGGCTAGGACGCTGTTGCGGATGCGCCCATAATAACCGAGCGCATCAAACACATCGCGGTCCTCTTTACTAGCATTGATGGTGTCCGTCGCGGGGTCGGTCTGGTCTGTGTCATAAGACAACGGTGCGCCGTCGGGGTTCTCCTCAAACACGGCATCAATCGCCTCAGGAGAATAGCCCGCAGCATCGCGCAGCGCCAACAGCTCATTACGGGTCAGGCGACGGCGCTCAATCACATAGTCGGCGGTCTGAATGTCATCCGCGTAGGGCGCGGGGTAAAAGTCAAACGGCGATATATTCTCAACCTGTCTTACCACCTCACGCACAGGCTCTATGGTGTCGCCTGTCCAGCGCATCGTTACCACTTCTTTGATAGAGGGCACTTTCATAATCGCCGCGGGATAGATGCAAAAGTGCTCAATGAACTCAATAAACTGGGTCTCCCAGTCTGCATCATGCAGTCGGTCGGCGATGACGGTCGTCATGCGCTCTGCGGCGATAGCCGCCTTGCGGTTCTCCTCCAACTTCAACACCGAGCGCATCTCATCTATCTGCCCGCGAACAGCCGAAGTGTCGCCGCCTGCGGCAGCCAACATATAGTTCAGGTCTTGGCTAACTTTCTCCAACATCTCCTGCTCTAAGGCTTCGGGCAAATCAACAATCGGCGTGGCATTGATGGTGTAAGGTGCAGCAGTAGTACCCATAAAAATATCACGGATAAGCCCTACAATACCTTTGACGATAGGGCTTGATATATCCATAGTTATATCAGGCCCGCGACCATCAGAGGGTGTTAGGGGCTGTCCGTGCATAAGTTTGAGGCAGTCCTGCATATCGGAGTAGTGCGGCTGCTTGGCAGTACGAGCCTTATCAAATCGCGCAGCGACAAATACCCCTAGCTCATCAATAAGGTTCTCGTCCATATATTAGCCTTTGCGTGTACCAGTAGCTTTGCAACCAGTTTTCTTACCATTGCAACGTGCGTGTTTCATGGTGTGTCCTTTTCTGTTTGGGTTAATAAAAATATCTATTGGAGTTCTCATGATACAAGAAAACCCCGCATACCACAAGGCAGGCGGGGTTTGATTTCAAAGGAGTGTTAAATGAAAGGAATTACATGAGACCCAAATGAAAAATCGTGGCATCGGCTGTCGCCCTTACAGGTGTGCGGTGGGAAGAGTAACACCTCAACAGCCGATGGGAAAATATTACCCGAACTCTGGTAATTTGTCAAGCGTACCAATCAATATCCTCGTCGCGTGTTGGGCGCACATCCTCCTCTCTATCGGAAATTATCCTTAATAATCCTAGGCTTAAATATTGCGCTGCGTCAGCCAAATCGCTGACCCAACCAACGTGAGACTTAGTAGGCGTGTCGTGTGTACCCCCGCTGCCACGGTTCTCATAGATATAGTCAGCCGCCATAGCTTGAATCAAGAACTTACAGTTATCCCTAATCCGCAGACGCGGCTTGCCGTTGTGCCCCAGCGCTGTCATGAACGAGCGCACCGCTTGCAGGCGTGGCTCTAATTTATTCGACCGCGTAGGAGCTGTAATGGGCACACCCAGCCGCCGCAACACATCGAACATAGACAGGTCAAGGTTCTGTCCTTGTACCATCCCAGCAGGGTCGCCCCACGCCTTAGCGCACACCGCGTTCGGGTAGCGCTGTTTCAACGCAGGCAACACCTCAGTCCGATACAGGGTGTCCACGCTCATGTCCTCCCCCATAAACTCATCCAGCACCAACAGACTACCGTCGGGCGCGAGGTAGCCAACGATACAGACAGGCGTACGCCCAAAGTCAAACGACAAATAATATTCCCGCAGCTCGTGCGTATTGACCGACTGAGCAGGGAACGTATGCACGTCGCGGTGGAACTCAGGGAACACCACCTTACCATGTTTCACATCCGCAAAATCCCCCATGACGTAGCTCTGAATTTTCCCAGGGTCAGGGTCAGCCAGCATCGCATAATAGTAGCCGTAGCCCTGCGCCAAGTTGTGTATGTTCTCCGCCAACGGGTTCGGTGTCCACTCAGCGTTGGGGTCGTGGCTGTTAGGGTAGCCAGGTGGGGGGATAAGCGCAGCGGGCTGTTTAAAGAACTCAACGAACTTGCTCACACCCATCTGCCGCGCAGTCTGCTCAAACTCTCTATCCCGCTCGCCCAAATACCACCGATGCAACCACGAACCTTTAACAGGACCGTTGAACACGCCGATGATTCCCGTGCGCGTAACGCGCCCCTTAGCTCCTGATGGGTAACGCCCCAACCGTCGCACCAAAGCGAACACCACACTCTCAGGCATCATGTTCAACTCATCGCACAAGACCATCGTCGGCTCCGCACCCAACAATTTATTCTGTGCATCCTCGCTGTCTAAGGCAAGGAACTGGATGTCCATGTTAAGCATCGTACCATCTCCGAGCTGCGCTCTAACCTTGCCGAGTGGCTGGCTGCCCTCAGTAACCTGCAACAACGGGCCGAGCATATTCTGCATAGACGGTATGGTGTTGCTTTTGAGCAAAGAGTATGTGTTCCGTACCACCAGCATCCGCGTGTATCGCGTGCTGTCAATAGGCGATGGCTCTTGTAGCATCGCCGTACGCAGTAACTCCATGATTGCCCAAGAAGTTTTCGCCGACCCAGCAGGTCCTAGGGCCAGTCGTACCAACGCATCAGAGTACGAAGCACGTTTAAGGGTGGGGTAGCGGTCTAGGTCGAATCCAATGGTGGGGGTGTTCTGTTGGCTAGTCGTCATGTGAGGTAATCTCCGCTACTGGTGCGCTCTGCGGGGTGTTCTGCTCAGGGGGTGTAGGTGGCGCGACGATAGTCGTTGTAGGCGTGCCGCTGCCGAAGCTGACGTTGAGAACCATACCACTAAACTGCTGTTCCTGTTTCGGTTTCACATCCGCCAACTCGAACACCGTAGACATCGCTTTGAGTCTATCCGAAGCCTTAGACTTACCATCCTGAGCTATCTCAAACAGGCTACGCAGCAGGCTGCTGGACATCAGCCGTGCCCGCGCACGGAGTAGACCATTGTCATCCTGACCTATCTGCGCGGTGTGGTACGCCACCCGCTCTTTGAACGCAGGGTCTTGTTTAAGGGCGGCGTAGTGCTCCGTGGTTAGACCATACGCTTGGGCTATCTCCTCAGGGGTATACAACTGGTCGGAAGTCAAAAGCGCAATATCCCGCGCCAACAATTCCATCTTAGATAGGGTAGCTGGGGGTTGCGTGGGCTGATTGGGTGTCGCGTGCTGCGCGTGGAGGGTAGGGTTAGGCGGCTGATTCATGATTTAATTCCTGTAATATCTGCGTGTACTTTACCATACAGTATGCGCTGAACGGTATTTATAGAGCAACCGAACGTGGCGGCCACTTCTTTCTGCGTAGCCCCTGAACGATACATTTCAACGATAGCGAGCGCGTGCTGTCGCATAGGAGAACGATATTCCATGTTCTGCTTACCTGTACACCAACGCAAGTTGCTCACGTCGTTGTTAGACGGGTCGCCATCTATGTGGTCCACCTGCGGCAGGTTATGCGGGTTCGGTATATGTACCAATGCAACAAGACGATGTATGCTAATGCTCACATACCCCTGTTTAGTCAGCACACGGATGCGACGGTAATTATTCGTGAACACCTGCTCCGCCATCACGCGGCTACGGGTCTTACCACCTTTATGCTGCGTAGATGCGCGTACTACCTTACCGCTTGTATGAACAAAATAATCGGTATCGGCGTATCGCTTCCAACCATCATCGAGTGTAATACACAGCTCGGGTGCTAAGCCTCTGCATAGTTGGGAAACCCTAGTCTGATGGATGCCAAACTTATCTGCAATCTGCTGCTGGGTCATACCATCTTGATACGCCTGTTGAATTTGCTTAATAGGGACGGTGGGGTGCTGCCATTGCAGGTTAGTTAGATGTGTATTGCGTGGGTCGCCGTCTAAGTATTTAACGAAACGCGCTGCGGGTACATTGGGGCGGTAGGTTTGTAAAACGAGATGCGCCACACGAAACTGCTTACGTTTACCATTCTGATACAGCATAACGCATACGGCGGGTGTCGGGGCAAGACGGAAAAATGTATATACTGGGGTCAGGTCAGGCTTAGTGATACCACCTTGTTCAGTAATATAATATTCAAGATTAGGGATTTTCTTTCGCATAGGAGCAGGTTTGTAATATGGCTATTGATGGGCAAACATTTGAAAACCAAACTTTCGGTCCATACTATACTTTTGGAGATGGCAACACATTCAAGAACTGCACATTTAAAGCAACAGTATGGTTCGGTAAGGGTAATGTATTCATAAATTGTAAATGGGTTAGGTGTTGTTATCCTTATTATAGCAATTATCCAAGCGTCGTTCAAGATGGCGGCGTAGTAGATGGAGGCTTTTGGGACTATGTAACATTCAGCCCAAACGTAACACTCAAATCAGGGGGAGAGGGGTCATTCAGTATGGGGCCTGGGACAACGCGCGATGCTGCGCCTAAGAAAAAAGGGAGGGGTGGAGAATGGTTTAGTTCAGGCCAAATCGTTACGGGGGATGATTACTTAGATATGGGGGGCGATACCAGTTTGTGTGGATGTCAAGGCGAGTGGGACAAGGAAGTGTTGGAGAAAGGCTATAAAATCATAGGCGACGACGGCACAGCCGAAGTAACCGTACCAAGTGATACCATTACTTGTGGAGATAAAAAATGAGCGGAACAACCTACCAACAGAAGCTAGTCGTCAAAGCGCATAGACACCGCAGCCAGCGGCCTGATACCACAATCATTATCGGCGGGCGTGAATACACGGAGGAGGAACTGGACGACGTGGACTGGGACAGCTTAAACGAAGTAACCGTAAACCGAACTGACAACAAACAATGTAGATAGTCCTTGCGCCGCAGGGCGTTTATAGATACCATTCACTCCGTCATTCCGCCTTACGGGCGGCACTCGTACCATTGGGGTGGCGGAACGACACTAGCCCACGCAGCAATGCGTGGGCTTTCTTATGTGCGCCTGCCTCGGCTCGTCCGAGGCAGGCGTAGGTTTCCGTGGGGGACTAAATAATCCTGCACATATAAATAACCGTAGGTTTACGCAGCTACTAAATAACCTGAGTCGTTAAATAAGCCCGTAGTTATACCATTGTCTTTTGTGGGGGGGTGTGGATTGTGTGCAACTACCCTCTCCACACCGACACCGCCCTCCCCCGCCCCTGTTCCATACGGGGGGCTTAATAACCCCGCCATTAAACGCAACACGCCCCTTAATAACCGCCGTTTTAATAACGACACTCTTATTTCNTGTTCCAACGTAAAAGTTAGAGTAAAACAACTATACCCGTTATTTTTTGTGATTTTTTTTTCGGCGATTTTGTTAAATCATGTAAGGCTTACATAAGCGGAAAGTTATTTTTTT